CGTTCTACTCTCGCCGCTTCCCCCCGCCCAAAGCCCACCCCCCGAGTCGACGATGCTGCTGTATGCGCTCACGCACTGCGCTCACTCGCGTCGCGACTGGCTCACGCTGACCCCCGACACGAGGAGCAATCATGCCCAAGGCAAAGAAGAGCGACCCGCGACTGCCCCCTGACGCAGACTCGAAGCGCGAGAAGATGCCGCCCGAGGGCGTCGTCGAGTACGAGAGCGACGCGCCCGAGAACGACGACGCGCAAGACCACGACGAGCTCGTCGAGGAAGTCGTCGAGCGGCCGCGCATGCTCGTCGTGCCCGAGGTCGTCGCAGCGTTCCCCGATCACGAGCTCATGTCGACCGACAAGGCGGTGCTCGCGTGCAAGCTCACTGACAGCGAGCGCATCGGGAAGGGCGCACGACTCGCGCAGCTTGCCGGCGATCTCGACGAGCATCGCGCGAACGCTGCAGTCGTGAAGGCCGACTTGAAGGACGAAGAGAAGCGCATCCTGAAAGAGCTCGGCGAGACTGCGCGCGACATTCGACGCGGGGCAGAAGACCGCGTGATCGCGACGTGCGTGCTCGCCGACTACAAGACGAACGAAGCGAAGACAGTGCGACAAGACACTCTCGAAGTGCTGTGGTCGCGCGCGCTCACGCCCGAGGAACGGCAGCGCGTGCTGTTCCCGAACCCGAATCGGTCGACAGAGCCCGACCGCAAGACGCTCGCAACCGGCGACGCGTCGTGAACGCGCGTTTCTTCGCGTACGTCGTTCTCGCTGTCGTGCTCGGGCTTCTGATCTACGGCGCGCTTTTGCGCATCGATTGGCGACTGTTCTCGGGCACGCACTCGTGATCGATCTGCGATTCGGAGACTGGCGAGAGACGATGCACGACGACGTCGTCGACGTCGTGCTCACCGATCCGCCGTACTCGAACGTCGTCGAAGACGGCTTTCGGTCGGGCATGGCGCCCGCTGCTGAGTGCGGCATCGGCTACGAGCCGCTCGACGAAGCGTACTGTCGAGCATTCGTCGCGTCGTGGCTGCCGCGCGTGCGGCACTGGTTCGTTCTCTTCGGCGATCACATCTCGAACAGGTGGTGGCTCGACGCGCTCGACGCAGCCGACTTGTGCGTCTTTGCGCCTGTCGTCTGGGCGAAAGACGGTGCAGCGCCGCGCTTCTCGGGCGACGGCCCTGCGTCGCAGTGCGAGTACATCGCTGTCGCTCGCACGCGCGGCACGTGGGCGACTGATCCCCCCTGGGGTTCGCTGCGCGGTTGGTATCGAGACTCGACAGTGCGTGCGCTGCATCCCGAGCGCGAAGAGATCACCGGGCAGAAGCCGCTGTCGCTCATGCGACGACTCGTGCGCGACTACTCGCGCCCGGGTTGGACGATCGCTGACCCGCACGCCGGCTCGGGCACGACGCTGCTCGCTGCTCGCGTCGAAGGGCGACACTGCATCGCGAGCGAGCGCGACCGCGACACGTACGCGCTCGCTGGGTTGCGACTCGCGCAGCCGTTCGAGCGCGACCTGTTCACGCGAGAGGCATCATGATCTGGCGCGAAGTCACCCGATGGGACAACGCAACGCGCGAGATCGCCGATCGTCACTACAACCGGCAGAAGGTCGGCGCTCGACAGTTCGTGCCGCCCGGGCGCTGTCTCGTGCTGCACGCTGAGACTGCGAGCGGCCGCGCCTTCTGGATTACTTCGTGGCCATTCGCGCAGTACGTGCGGCACGCATGGCCTGGCGCGTGGGTCTGCTCAGCGTTCCGCAACGAGGGCGCGGGGCTTTCGAGCGAGCTCATTCGCGCAGCAGTGCGTGCAACGTGCTGGCGCTGGCCCGACGTCCCCGATCTCGGCATGATCACGTTCGTCGACGCGTCGAAGGTGCGACGCAAGCGCGACCCCGGGCGGTGCTTCTTGCGCGCCGGCTTCGAGCACGTCGGTGAGACGCAGGGCGGGCTCGTCGCGCTGCAGCTGCGATGCGAGCAGATGCCCGCGCCGGAGCAGCCGCTGCGCTCGACGCTTGAGCTCTTCGCGAGGGCGTCGTGAGACTGCACGTCGCGCCGATGAACAGAGCCGACCCGACAGTCGGGCGCGACTTCGCGACAGGCTTCGTGCGACAGCGCAACACGGACGACTACAACGCGTGGAAAAATCACGCAGCGATGCTCGTGCGTACATTGTGGGCACCGCGCGCGAAGCTCAGCCCGGGCCCCGTGCTGCTCGAAGTCGTCTTCGTCGTCGCTGCGCCGAAGAAGCAAGCGGCATCACTCGCTGGGCTCTGGTGCGCGAAGCGACCCGACCTCGATCGCTACGTGCACGCGATTCAAGACGCCATCACCGACGCGGGCAACGTGTGGGACGACGACAATCAAGTCGCGCGCTGCATCTCGGGCAAGCGCTACTGCTTCGTCGGTGAGCCGGCTTCAATCATCGTCGAGTGCTCGAGCCTACCGCTCATGAGCCCGACGCACGAGCTCGAGCTTCAGCAGGGAGGTCGACAGCGAAGCGACGACGACGGGCGGGGAGCAGCAAGCTCGTCGTCGTCGCACTTCCCGCCGATGAAAGGTGCGTTCCGGTGAGCGGCTATCTGACAGTGCCGAACGAAGCGCTCGTGATCGCACGACGCAACCCCGAGCTCGCAGGTGCGATCTTGCTGCTCTACGCCGACGCCGACGCTGACAGATGGGCCCCGTTCGAGTGCGCGGACCGCTGGCTCAGCGAGCGCTTCTCGCTGAGCTCGAGACAAGCGCGTCGACTCGTCGCGCTGCTCGTCGACGACGGGCTGCTCGAGATCGTGCGGCAGGGCGACGAGCATCATGCGCGGAAGGTCTGTCTCGTGCGCCCCGACCCCTCTGTCACACGAGCGAAGCGCAGTCCGAAGCACACTCAGAAGCGCAACGCGAATCGCTACGCAGACGGTTCAAGCTCCACTCTCGAGAGAAGCGAAGCGCACAGCGAAGCGCATCTTGAAGCGCATGACGAAGCGAATGAGTACAACTCTTCAACTCCAGCTCAGACAACTCCAGCTCAGCAACATATTGTCGAGCACGATCCGACCCCGACGCCTGCGAATCTCGTCGAGCTCCCGAGACCGGCGTCGACGTCGCTCGAGCGCGGGTCGTCGAAGCGCGCGATCGGCGTCGTGCTGTGGCAGGCGCTGATGACGTTGTACGTCGAGAGCGGGCACGGCAAGCACGCGCTCGAGCTCGACGGCGATCGGCCGACGACGCTGCTGAAGTGTCTCTCGAAGCTGCACGTCGACAAGCTCGAAGCCGCGAAGCGCATGGTGCACCTGCTCGCCTACTGGCTCTACGGGCCGAACGACTTCTGGCGCACGCACCGCAAGGGCTCGCAGCTGATCGGCACGCTCTTGCGCCCGACTGAGATCGGGGTTCGCTACTTCGACGCTGAGTCGTGGGTCTTCGACGGCGTCGTGCGCGACGAAGCAGGAGCGACTACGTCGAGCACACGTCGAGAGTCAGGGTACGAACGGCAGATGCGCGAACTTCAACGACAGATCGACGAGGAGGAAGCACAGCATGGCGACGAAGAAGGGCATCATGCGAGCGGTGCAGTTGCTGAGATCGGGGGGTTGCTACGTCCAACACCTCGAGCTTGAAGGCGCAGTCGACGAGCTCGTCGTCGACTGGCACGCAGCGCTCGTCGACCTGAGCGACGAGCAGCTGCGCATCGCAGCGTCGACGCATCTCGAGAGCGAAGACGGTCGAAAGTGGCCTACGAAGTTCGACTTGCGCGAAGCGCTGAAGCAAGCGAGCTCGCGTCACCCGACTGCTCGAGTCGGCTGCGACGCGTGCGACCAGACGGGCATGCGCGAACTGATCCGCATCGACGCCGAGAATCGGCGCATGCGCGCTGTCGCTGCGTGCGACTGCCCGAAAGGGCAAGCGATCTCGAATCCGCCGACGATGCCGCCGAACGCACCGGGCCGACACTGGAAGCCGCCCGAGTCGTTTCACGCTGTCGTCGCAGCGTGGAAGCGACAGGGCTTCGACGTGCTCGTCGCGAGTGCAGACGAGCCGCACTTCGCGCTGAGCGAGTACGACACGAGCGAGACGACGCGCGAACGACTCGCTGCTGCTCGAGCAACCCCGGGCGGCGTGCTCACGTTCGTGCCCGAGCGCATCCCATGACGCCCGACTACATCGTGCCCGGGCTCTTCGCGATCAGCGGCGCATGCTGCGTCGTCTGCGTCGCACGTGGCGAGCAGAAGTTCGCAGCGACGTGGTGGTTCGCAGCGATGGGCTGGGCGCTCTGCTGGAAGCTCGACGGGTGGCTGCGGTGAGGCTGAACCGCGACGAAGAGCGCGCGCTGATCCGCATCCACCTCGCGGGCTCGAGACTGCGCGAGTGCGTCGCGAAGCTCGAGCACGACCCGCGTGCGCTCGACGAGTGGGACGCGGCGGTGAAGAACGCGCCCGAGCACGAGCACGTGAACGCAGCCGATATCGTCGCGCGAATCGCGGGCGACCTGCTCGCTGCTGAAGTCGGTCGCGTCGGTCGTGGGCAGACGAACGCGGACGTCGCGCAGTTCGTCGACGACGCTCGACGCATCGTCGCGCTCTCGCGCGCCCTGGCACGTTGACGCGTCGAGCCCGCGATCAGCGTGCTACGCTCGGCATCGTGGGGCCGAACGTGCAACGTCGTGGGTAGAACCTCCCCTCGGCGCAGTGACTTCGAGGTCGAGACGCGTCGCGCAGACGTCGAAGACGCTATGCGTGCGGGCCGCTGGAACGCAAGGACTCGAGCGTCGCTCATGCAGCGATGGGCCATCGGGCGCGTGCAGCTGTGGCGCGACTACAACGCGGTCGTCGACGCATGGGTTGCGAGCGTGCGACTCGACGTTGCCGACCCCGCGCTCGACCGACTACGGGCGCTCCAGCGCTCAGCGCTCAGCAACGTGATCGCGTTTCCGACAGCGGCTCGACGACTCGTCGCTCGAGCTCGAGAGGAAGACACCCATGAGTGAGCAGCACAACGGGCGACCGATCCCCGCGACACCCGGCGTTCAAGTGCCCGCAGGCGCGCGCAAGGATTGGCTGGGAGCCGATCAGCGGGTTCATGGGCGTCGCGTTCAACGACAAGGGGCAGCCGATGCCCTGCCCCCTCATCGTGCTGCGCAAGAAGCTCGCGAGCGTCGTCGTCTGAGCCGTGCTCGACGTCGAGGGGCAGTGAAGCGTAGACTTCACCGGGAGCGGGCATGCCACAACACACGCGCGAGCAGATCGAAGACCGCATGCGTGCTGTCGAGCTCACGTGGATGTCGGGTCAGTGGTCGCTTGCGAGCATCGCTGCACTCGCGAAGAAGCACGGCGTCACGACGCGACAGCTGCAGATGGACCGGGCGAAGATCGAAGAGCATCACCGCGAAGCGCTCGCGCCGCTCTTCGTCGACAAGACGGCTGCGAAGAGCGAACTGCTCGCGCGCTCGAGACTGCTGTTCGCTGAGTCGCTGAAGCGCAACCACACGATCACGTGCGCTAAGCTGCTCGACTTCGAAGCGCGCGTGACAGGAGCTCTCGCGCCTGTCGAAGTGCGCATGCTGAACGACGTGAAGCAGATGGACGACGTAGCGCTCGCGCGCACGATTCTCGACCCAGACGCGCGCGCGTGGGCGAAGCAACGACTGATCGAAGCAGGCGAGATCGCCGTGCTCGAGTTGGAGGAAGCAGCAGATGCAAAGTGAGTACGAGCTCGTCGCTCTCGAGCGACTGCACCCGTGGGAAGCGAACCCGCGAAACAACGCGCACGTCGTCGAGCAAGTCGCGACGTCGCTGCAGCGCTTCGGCTTCCAAGCACCGATCGTCGCGCTGAGATCGGGGCGCATTCTCGCAGGGCACACGCGCTACGCAGCAGCGCAGATGCTCGAGCTCGAGCACGTGCCCGTGAAGTGGAGCGACCTCGAGCCTGGTGAAGCTGAAGCGTACGCGCTTGCCGACAACCGACTCAGCGAAGAAGCCGAGTGGGACACGACTGCGCTCGGCAAGCTGCTGCTCGAGCTCGACGGCGGCGGCATCGACGTGACAGGGCTCGGCTTCAGCGACGAAGACCTCGAGCAGCTGCTGCACGTGAGCACGGGCGAAGCGAGCGCTGAAGGCCCGCGCGACCCGTTCGACGTGGGCAGCGTGGACGTGATCGACTTCAAGTTCGGCGACTTCACTGCGAAAGTCGAGCGTCGCGTGTACGACGCGTTCAAGTCGAAGCTCGCTGAGTTGAAGACGACGAGCGAGTCGCCGCTCATCAGCGACGTGCTCGTCGCATGGCTCGGGCTTGGTGCATCGTGAGCGTGCGCGTGCTGTGGTCGCACCCCGATGGGCTCACGCGCATCGTGAAGCCGGGCAAGAACTACGCTCGCGTCGAAGTACGTCGACGCGCTGACCCGAACGACGACACGTGGCTCGCGTTCGGCATGATCGGCGGCGTGCCCGAGTCGGCGATTCTCGACCTGCTCGAGCGTGTCGACGAGCTCGAGGCGCGTGTCGACGAGCTCGAGCGCGCGCACGGCACGGGCGTGTTCTCGTGAGCCGGGGCGCTGACATCGTCGTCGACGTGCAAGGCTTGCCTGAAGTGCGCGCGAAGATCGCTGAGATGCAGCGTGCAGTCGACGCAGTGCTCGTCGCGCGTCGACGCGAGCGTCGCATGATCGTCTTCGGCTGTGCGCTGCTGATCGCTGTGTCGCTGTTCCGCATCGCGGGCGCGCTGTCATGAGCACGCTCGTCGAGCGACTCGAAGAGGGGCAGCGTGCACGCACTGAGATGCAAGCGCGACTCGGCTGCATCCCGCTCAGCGTGCTGAAGCTCTCGCGCGGTGCGCTGTCGCGCAGCATGTTCCGACTGCAAGCCGAGAAGGAGCTCGGGAGCGTCGTCGGTGTGCCGACTGCGACTGAGCTCGAGCAGATGTCGCCTGCTCAGCGTGCGAAGAACACCGAGCTCGCGTCGCTCGGTCGCATGGCGAGCGGGCCCGACCGCATCGCGAAGGGTCCAGGCGGCGCGCGCGTGCAAGTCAGCATCATGCCCGCTGAGCTCGTCGCGTTCGTGTTGAACTACTACGGCAAGCCGGGCGACGTGTACGTCGACCCGTTCATGGGCCAGGGCATCCAGATGCAGACCGCGAAGCGGCTCGGCTGGCACTACTACGGCTACGACTTGTGCGCCGAATACTTCCGCTACATCGACGCAGTGCGCGCGAAGCTCGACGACGGCACGACGACGATCTCGATCACGAACGGCGACTCGCGCAGCATGACTGCGATCCCCGACGCTGTCGGCGACGTCTGCTTCACGTCACCGCCGTACTGGGACATCGAGTGGTACGGCCCGGAGCCCGAGCAGCTTGGGATCGGGAAGTCATACGAGCAGTTCATCGAGGGCATGCACGCAGTCGCGCTCGAGCTTCGACGCAAGATGAAGCCCGACGCGTACGCAGTCATCAACGTGAACGACTTCCGACGACACGGGAAGTTCTACCCGTACCATGCGCACACGATCGATCTCTTCGAGCGTGCCGGCTGGCGCACACACGACACGTGGATCATCGAAGGGCTCGTTGGTGGACTGCCGCGCGCGTACGCAGTCGATCACAACCGCAACCGCATCGCGCCGAAAGTGCACGAGTACGCGCTCGTGTTCAGAGCATGAGACTCGGCGTGTACGAGCTACGCATCCTCCGACTCGCAGCCGCGCAGCCGGGCGTGCGCGCAGCGCGAGTGAACGACGGACTCGCGGGAGGCTTCGCGCCCCCCGAACAGCGGCGCATCCCGAACAACATGCGCGCCGGGATCGTGTTCGCGCTGCGCAGTGAAGGACTGCTCGAGAAGCACAAGAGCTACCGACCTGGGCTCTACATCACCGACGCGGGGAAGCTCGCGCTCGAGCGTCTCGAAGTGAAGGACGCATGAGCGCACTGCACGCGCTCGTCGCAGTTCGCACTGTCGTCGTGCACGGCGACATGAGCGACCGCGTGCTCGTGTGGCAGCGCTTCCTCGAAGCGATCGGCGAGCTTAGCGTCACGGTCATGGCGACAGCGAAGCATGACTTCCCGCGCGATGGGCTCACTGGCGTCGTCGTGCTCGCTGAGTCGCACGCTGCGATTCATACGTGGCCCGAGCGCGAGTGCGCGTGGTGCGAGCTCGCGACGTGCGGCGACCCGAAAGACCTCGAGCGCTTCGTCGTCGCGCTGCGCAGACTCGGGGACGTCGAAGAGCTCTTGTGAACAGGCCCGACGCTCGAGCAGTCGCGACTGCTGTGCTCGCAGCGAAGCAGCGCGTGAAGATGGGCCCGATCGCGTACGCGCGACTCTGGCACGTGCCGCCCTCTGAAGCTGGCTCGAGCTCGCAGCGCGACGCAGTGCGCGCGATGCTGACAGCCGACCCCGACGTGCTGTACGCGTTCATGCTCGGCGGGCACCGCGCGGGCAAGAGCGACGCGGGCGCGCAGATGGACGTCGCGCTTGCGCTCGGCTCTGCGCACCCCTGGGTGCAGGCGTGGCTCGAGGGCAACGGGCTGCCGCTCGACTGCATCCCGCCCGAGCCGTCGACAGTGTGGTGCGTGTCGCCAGACTCGAACGACAGCATTCGCTTCGTGCGTCCGAAGCTCGCGCGCTACCTCGGCGCGAGCGCTGAGTGGAAGAACCGCGAGGGGAACGGCGAAGCTAAAGCGACGATCGAGACTGAACGCGGCGTCGCGACGTGGTGGTTCAAGAGCGTCGATCAGCATCGCGACGGCTTTCAAGGTGACGCTGTGCGCGCTGTCTCGTTCGACGAAGAGCCGCTCGACTTCGACGTCGTCGAAGAGTCGAGCTACCGCGTCGTCGACTTGCACGGGCGTCTCTACTTCAGAATGACGCCGCTCTACGGCTGGACTCGTCTGCTCGGCGAGCGCGTTCGCAATCCGCAGAGCGACACTGTCGTGCGCTACATCTCAGGCGTCGACAACCCGCACGTCGATCAGCACGCACTGCGTCGAGCTCACGCGTCGACGAGCTCGCACTTGAAGAGCGCGCGCATGCACGGCAGGATCACGAGCGCAGAAGGGCTCGTGTACCCCATGTTCGACAGAGCGAAGCATCTCGTGCGCGCGCATGCAGTCGACGCGAAGTGGCGTCGCTTCTTGTCGATCGACTTCGGCACGCGCAACCCCGCGTCGTGGCACGAGTACGCGCTCGACTCGAAAGACAACGTGCTGCACGTCACGCGCGAGCACTTCGTCGCAGGGCTCACGATCAAGCAGCACGTCGCTGTGTTCACGGGCATCGACGTCGACGACCCCGAGCTCACGTCGAAAGCGCGTCGCTACTTCGCGCAGCGCAACTACGAAGTCGCTGTCGCCGACCCCGAGGACAAGCAAGCGCGCATGCAACTCGAAGACGAGTACGGGCTCGAGACGACAGCAGCGAACAAGGACATCAGGGCGGGCATCGACGCTATGAGCGAGCGACTCGCGCTCGATGCGAACGGCAATCCGGGCATGCTCGTGCACGACTGCTGCTCGCACTTCGTCGAAGAGATCGAGGGCTATCGCTGGCCCAAGTCGACGCTGAGCTCGAGCGGCGATCGTGAGCAGCCCGTGAAGCGCGACGATCACGCGATGGACGACGCGCGCTACCTCTGTCTCTACTTGAAGACGCACGACGCACGCGACGAGTACGCAGTCGCGTCGCCGCTTGGTGTCGGCGAATCGTACTGGCGTTAGGCTCGACGTCGAGTCGCTCAGGGCTGCAAGAGCGAACCGCCCCTAACCAGGGCGGTTGCCCACTCACCCCGAGGGAGCTCTCATGCCTACGACGTTCAGACCGCTGCACGACAGAGTGCTGATCAAGCGCATCGCAAGCGACGACACGACGCCCGGCGGGCTGTACATCCCCGAGAAAGGACGCGAGCGCCCGACGCACGCGCACGTCGTCGCAGTCGGCTCGGGTCGCGTGCTCGAGAACGGCAAGCTCGTCGAGTGCGCAGTGAAGCCGGGCGACCTCGTCGTCGTCGGCAAGTGGTCGGGCGACGTGCTCAGACTCGACGACGTCGAGCACCTCGTCGTGAAAGAGAGCGAAGTGCTCGGCGTGCTCGAGTGAGCGAGCACGAAGAGCTCGAGCGCGATGAGCCCGTGTGGCGCTGCGTCTCGTGCGGCGACGCCGAAGTCGCAGAGCCCGAGTCGATGCTCTGCGCGGCGTGCTTCAAGGCGAGCATCGACGAGCTCGTCGTCGTGCTGCGATCCGTAATCACGGCACTGCTCGCTCCTACGTACGACGAGGCGGTCGGTATTTTCACGCACGACTACAAGCGCTGAGCGCTCAGCGTGCGCGGCTCATGAGCGCATCCGTTTGCGCAGGTCGCGATCGTACGCGACGTCTTCGAACGAGTCTGCGACGTCGCGCAGGAAGAACGCGACGCTCTGCTGCTTCTCTTCGCCGCGCGCGTTGCGCAGCACGACGCGCAGCGTGCGCGTGTCGACGCTCTCGACGCTGTGCTCGAGCGCGAGCTCGCTCGCGAGCGACTGCAGTGCGCTGAGCAGTGTCATGAGTACTCCGGCAGCGTCGACCAGTACGTCCAGTGCGACTCCATCGCCGTCATGTCGATGCTCTCGACGAGACAGGCGCGTCGCTCGTCGAGCACTTCCCAGATCGACCACGAGGGTCCGTCGTCGTGCTCGTCGCTGCCGTCAGTCATGCGAAGCTCGAGGTAGACGAGCTTCGCGCCGTAGTAGTGCACGGGCTTCGTGCTGCGCACGAGCGGCTCGAACGGGACGTCGACGCTCATGAGCGCACCGCTGCGAGCACGAGATGCCCGTTCCCGACGTGCAGCACGCGCCCGTCGACGACGCTGCGCAGCGTGTACGTGAGAAACGTCCCGACGAACGTGCGTCGCATCGCGACGTCGCGCACGACGAACTGCTCGTCGCGCTTCATGCCTTGGTCGTCGACGAGCGCGACGACTACTTGATCGACTTCGTACTTCATGGCTGCTTCCTCTCTGGTTGAAGTTGTCACTGCGCTGCGAAGAGAAGCTCGCGCAGGTAGTTCGTCGCGTTCAGCGCATCGACGAGCGAATACGCGCGCTCGTCGAGGTGCATGCGCGTCGTCTCGATGTACTCGAGCACGTTCTCGAGGCGCTCGTCGTTCAGCGACGAGAGCGTGAGCATGCACGTGTACAGAGCGATGCTCGTGTTGCCGAGGTACTCAGCGTTGCGCGCGCTGCGTCCCGTCTTGGTGCAGTTCGTGATCTCGCTCTCGAGCATCGACGCGACGCTCGTGAGGAGAAAGCGCGCTTCGCGGATCGTCTCGGTGCGGTCAGCAGTGTGCGTTGTCATGATGAAAGTGTCGTCTGAATACTGTGCCGGGTCAACGGAAAAGCGACGTCACTTTGTAAACTCTTCGGAGTGACGCTCCGACGCGGTCTTTCCAGGGCGCGCGCCGCAGTGGTACGTTCGTCGACGGCGCGCTCAGCACGTTGCGCGCGTGCGTCGAGCGAGCTCGAGCAGCGCACCCCCCGCGGCGCGCTGCTCGTCTTCGCGCGCTGCGCTACGCTCGACGTCATGCTCGAGCTCGGGCTCACTCGTCGACGTCTGCTGCAGTCGCTCGTCGCAGCGGGTGCTGCTGTCGTCGCAGCGCCTGCACTGCGCGCGCTAGAGCTCGTCGAGCCTGTCGTTCGCAAGACGCGCTCGCTCGTGCGCGGCATGATCGTCGCGCTCGACGAGCACGGGCACGTGAAGCCTGCGAACGCGGACGACCACGTGATCGGCGTGTACGACGGCGAGAGCGTCGTGAAGTTCGGTCGCGTCGCCGTCTCGTGCGACGTCGTGCTCATGAGCCGCGAGCATCGACCGCTGCAGAGCGACGAGAGCGACGCGCTGTGGCAGGCGTTCGCGCGGCCGCGCTCGTAGCTCGTCGCTGGACTTCTGAGCCGAGAACGTCGTAGCCTCGCCGCGTCTCGAGCAGCGGAGCGTCGATGGCATTCGCCCAGGGTACGATCACTCGGCAGTCGTTCGTAGTCGGCGACGACGAGTACCTGATCTGCAAGTGGACCGACACCGAGGCAGGCGCTGCGACTGAGGGCTCAGTGCCCGAGCTCCCGATCTTGTGTCGACTCATGCAGTACAAGGCGACTGCGAGCGCGTCGACGATCAACCCGCGCTTCACTTCAGCGAGCGCTGCTGCTGCTGGCTCGCACGACGATCTCGGCACGTGCGCGACGACAGCGATTCAGATCAACGAAGAGCTCAACGCGCTGATGACGCTCGCTGCGTCGAGCACGAGCGACCGCACGGGCACGATGTACTACAAGGATCAAGTCGCGTCGGGCACTGCGACAGTGCAGCACACGGCAGTATACAAAGCGGGCGCGTGACGTGTCACTCGGGGGCAATCAGGGGCTGAGCCTTCGTTGTCCGTGCGGCGTGCTCCCGCAGTCGCAGGGCGGGCTCTTGTACCCGCGCGATCGAATGCTCGGCGGGTACGTCAATCTCGCGACGCGACTCTTTCAAGGCGCGACTGTCGCCGATCTCGGGCGCGCAGCGGGCGCGAAGTCGATCGCGTTCCCAGGCGTGACCGAAGACTGGACGCTCGCGAACGGCACGGCGAACTTCTTGACCGCCGACCCGAACGGCTGCTTCATCGACTCGAGCGGGCTGAAGATGCAGTCGGGCTCGAGCGCGTGCTCAGACGATTGGGGCGACGGCAACATCCTCGGCCCGTGCCTCTACAAGCTCGTGAGCGAGATCGTGCCCGCTGCGTTGTGGTCGAGCACGTCGCTCGGCTTGCTCGCGATGTACTCGTACATCGATCTCGTGTGGGTCATCGACTCGTCGAGTGCGAACGCGAATCAAGAGCACATCGCGTGCGGCTTCGGGACGACGTCTGCGTTCAACAACGGCGGGTCTTGCAAGTCGGGCTTCACGACTGCAGCAGCTGTCGGGGGCAGCATCCAGCGCGGCACGTACAACAACTCCAACTCGCTCGTGTCGTCGATCACTGGGCTGGGCACAGTGACTGCGCTTCGCAACCGCATCACCCCGGGCGGTACTGACGTCGCGTTCGGCACAGCGTCGGGGCTCACGCCGCCGTCTGCGTGGTACTCGCGCGACGCGCTCGGCACGATGGCTGCAGACAACACCCCGAACGCAGCGGGCAGCACGCTGAACAAAGACATGGTCGCTGCGATCGGACTCGTCGACTCGAACGGCGGGGGCGCGTTCACGGGCTGCGTGAAGGCGCTCTACATCAACGCGATGCGCCACGTGCCCGGGCAGTCGCTTGCGGTGGCTGCCTGAGATGGTCGCGTTCGCGCTGCTCTGCGCGCTCGCTCACGCGCTCGTCGGGAGCGACTACGTGCTCGTGTCGCCGAACGGCATCGACGCGCAGACGTTCGACGGGCTGAACGCAGCGCACGGCGCTGACAAGCTCTCGCTCTACAACTCTTCGTGGGGCGCGACGATCAACCCGAATCAGTTCAACATCCTCGTGCGCGTGAACGACGATCGAGTCACGTTCGTGCGCCCGTACAACACGACCGGCGCAGTGAGCATCCCCGCCGACACGTGGGTCATCGCAGCGAGCGACACGAAGCTGCCCGTGCTGTCGGGGTACGACGTCGAAGACGTCTTGTGGGTGCGCCCGACAGACGTGTGCCCGTCGACGAACGGCGTGCCAGTGATCGTGTTTCACGACCTCGGCGCGACGTCGACGAACTTCGAGACGACGCTCGATGCGCTCGACGCTCTCGACTACACGACGATCACGCTCGAAGAACTGAGCGACTGCCTCAACGGGGTCGGCTCGCTGCCCGCGAACCCGATCGTGCTCACGTTCGACGACGGCTACGACTCGCACTTCGCGTTCGGGGCGCAGCTGCTTCACGAGCACGGCATGGTCGGAACGTTCTTCATCATCACCAACCGCCCGGGCACGACTGCGACGTGGGCGACGTGGGCTGAGATCAACGCCGGACTCGCGACGTACCCCGACGCAGTCGAGCTCGCGTGTCACTCGCACGCAGCGCACTCGAACCCCGGCGGCGTCGGGCTCTACATGACGATGTCAGACGTCGAGCGCGCAGCAGACCTCACCACGTGTCACGACACGCTGCTCGCGCAAACTGGCGTCGACACGTACGCTGTCGCGTGGCCGTTCGGGCAGTACGACGAAGCGCTCGTCGATACGGCTGAGTCGGTCGGGTACTCGCTCATCTTCACGACGAAGCTCGGGCTGAACCATCAGCGAAACTCAGACGCAGACGGGCACGTGCGCCGCTTCGGTGCGAACGTCGCCGATGCGTGGTCTGACACTGAGACTGCGATCGACAGGTGGCACCTATGTCTCTGACACTGGCAGGAAGAACGGGCGGGCTCAGTTCGTCGGGAAGCGGGCTCAGCGTCGCGCAAGCCGAGAAGCTCGCTGTCATCGTGCACGGCACGCAGAAGTTCCCCGTGCCGCCCGAGATGGGCACGTACGACGCCGACGCGACGACTGGCTCGAACCGCGACGTCGCTGCGCGCCTGCTCAGCAACACTGCCGACAGCGAAGGGCGCTTCATCTTCCAGCCGCTGCCGCTGCGCACTGGCGTCGCGAGCGTGATCTGTCGACTGCACAACACGATCGGCGCGTCGGGCTCAGCGGGGCTCGAGGTCGCGTACAAGTGGACCGGCGCTGTGTACGACGTGGGCGTCGCTCTCGCTGCTGCGCTGCCCAACGCGCAGACGGTCTACCAAGACATGAGCGCGCAGACTGCGCACGTGCCGACCGTGTTCGACATCACCATCGACGGCTCGCTCTTCGACCCGACGAAGCTCTTCGCGATGAAGCTCGAGCGACTCGCGAGCTCAGACGCGCGCGACGACTACACGAGCGGCTCGTACTATCTGCACTGGATTGAGTTGATCTATACGGGCTGGGGCGGAGCAGCGGCCCCGTCCGCACCGGTGTAGCCGTGGGGTTCGGCTCGCTCACGTGTCGCGGCGACACGACGCGCAGCGTCACGACGTCGCGCAGCTTCCCGCTCAGCGTCACTGTCGCAGCTGCGACGAACCCGACCGACATCGCGAACGCGCGTCGACGACGCGAGCACATCGGCGTCGACGTCGACCTCTATCGGCAGATGAAGGCGAGCGGGCTGCTGCTGCTGAACGATCAAGTCGTGCTCACGATCGGCTCGTACAAGTGCCCGCTGACAGTCGAGATTCTCGAGTCGCACTCAGTCATCACCGAAGTGCGCATCGGCACCGACGCAGCGACGCGACTGAACGCGACGCTGCCGACGACAGGCACGCTCACTGCGTACGCGCCCGACACGCCCGTCGACGACGCAGCAGCGCAAGCAGCGGGGCAATACTACGAGTCGAAGACCGACAACGGCTCGAACACGGTCATGATCGTGATCGCGCCGCACGGCGGCAACATCGAAGCCGACACCGACACGCTAGCGACTGCCGCGAAGACAGCGCTCGACGCCGCGTCGCCGAACGCGAAGCTCACGTCGCTGTGGATTGGCAAGGGCTACGGGCTCGGCGGGCAGAGCTCATACGACAGGCACCACATCTCTACCGTCGACACGTGCGTGCGACTGAACCCCGTGCTCGACACGATCGACGCGCGCGGCTGGTCGTACTGTCTCGCGTTTCACGGGCAGAGCACGAACAGCCGCATCGACATCGGCTGCCCGACTGCGCAGAACGCGTTCGTCGACGCGCTCGTGACTGCGCTGCAAGGCGACGCTGCGCTTTCAGGCGTGACGATCGCGCGCTCGAGCGACACTGTCGAGATCGCTGGCGCTGACTTGAACAACCTCGGCAATCGACTCGCCGCCTCGCACTATGTTCAGTTCGAGATCGGGCCGAACGTGCGCGCTTCAGGTACGATGCGCGCAGCAATCGTCTCGAAGATCGCAGCCGCATACGGCGCGCTCTGAAGATGGGGAGGGGAGTCGTGCTGTCGAGGGTCGCACAAGTCGCGGGGGTTCCCCTCCTCGCGTCGGTCGCGAAGGGCGTAGAGCTCGCGCGACCGACGCCTTCAGTGCTGCTCGCGTCGGGCGAGCTCACTGGCTCAGGCTTCACTGCGCTGCTCGGGGTGACGTTCCTCGTCGGGCTCTCGCTCGGCGCTGTCGCAGTGCTCGAGATCTTGAAGGGGCGCAGACGGTGATGCAGCTGCACTCGGGCGTGCCCACGATCTTGAAACTCATGTACGCGAAGCACTATGCCGTCTTCGAGCAGGGGCTTCTGAACTTGAACATCATCGGCGTGCGCTCGAGCTCGCGTCGTGCGGGCGGGTTCGACGACGAGCTTCACGTCGTCTACAAAGAGCTCCCGAACGTGTGGGTCGACGCAGTGTTCACGATCACGACCGACCCCGGGCTCACGTACTTGCACGACCCGATGCGCAGAAGCGGCTGCGCGATCTTGCTGCCCGGGCAGTATCGTCGTTCGCACCGCATCGGCGTGCACAAGGGTCGATACGCAGCGCTCGTGCAAGACAAGCCGATGCGCATCGTGCGCGACGTGAACCGCGACGCCATTCTCGACGTCGAGACGCGACTCGACGAAGCGATCGAGGGCGTCTTCGGCATCAACATCCACGCCGCGGATACGAACCCGTTCGACAACCTCGACCCGTCGCGCGTCGAAGTCGGCGCGTGGTCTGCAGGCTGTCAGGTGTTCAAGGACTCGAAAGAGTACCGCGAGTTTTGGTCGCTCGTGCAGCGCTCGTCGCGCGTCTACGGCAAGAGCTTCACGTACACGCTGCTCGACTGATGGGCCCGCTCGTTGGCCTTGTCGCAACGATTCGCGCCATACTCGTGGCGCAGGAGGTCGCGAAGGTCATGCTGAAGGCACTTCAAGTGCTGAAGGTGCTCGCAGAAGTCGGGCAGCACTTCCCGAAGGTCGGCGCGCGCATCGCTGATGCCGTGGCTGACGGCAAGTTCGACGAGAACGACGCACACGCGCTCGCGCACGAGCTCGCTTCTGAGCTCGAGCTCAGAGTGAAAGTCGACGGCGTCGACGTCATCGACGAACGCGCCGAAGAGCTCGTGCTCGAGTTCATCGCGCTCGTCGTGTCGAACACGATCAAGGCGAAGGCGGGCTGACAATGCACGGGCGCTGGACGCGCGTACTCTCGAACGTGCTCTTCGTCGCGAGCGTCGTCGTGCTCGTGCACAACGCAGTCGCATTCGCGCAAGCGACAGGCGACGGCCCGACGTCGGTCGTCATGACGTCGCCCGTCGACGAGGGGCGCGGCCCCTGGGGCGTCGTGGGCGACATCTCGTGGCCCGCTGCTGCGTACGGGGTCGTCAATCGCTTCTTGACCGTGCTCGAGCGCATGGTCACTGATACGCGCGGATGGCTCGATCGCTGGCTCGACAAGACGAACGGGCGTCTGAAGATCGACTACCGCAAGACGAGCGTGAACGCAGGCTACGTCGAGAACGATCCCGACCGCACGGGCGAAGTCCCGCAGCACCTGCGTCGACGCAGCACGGACCGCCGCAACGGCACTGCGCCCGTCGACGACGACGAGCCCACGTAGCGACGCGCGCGCCTGAGTCGGTGTAGGCTCTCGCGCAACGAGGCGAGAGAATGACCGTTTCGACCGACTTCGAGCTCATGACAGAGATCGGCGGCGTAGGGCTGAAGCGCTCGGGCGGCTGGCTGAACGAAGAGTTCTTGCCCAAGCTCAGCGGCAATCGCGCGCAGTCGGTCTTTCGCGAGATGTACGACAACGACCCGATCATCGGCGCGTCGTGCTACGCCGTCGACATCTTGCTGCGCGGTGCGCCGTGGCACACTGAGCCCGCAGACGACAGCCCGCAGGCGCTCGAGTGCAGCGACTTCGTCGACAGCTGCTTCAACGACATGACGATCACGCACAGCGACTGGCTGCAGCAGGTGCTGTCGTGCGTGCCGTACGGCTGGGTCTTCTTCGAGCAGTGCTTCAAAGAGCGACGCGGCGAGAACGACGACAGCGAGCTCACGTCGAAGTACAACGACGGGCGACTCGGCTTCTCGAAGCTCGCGCTGCGCTCGCAGGACTCGATGACTCGCTGGGAGTTCGACGACAACGATCGCGTGCTCGGGCTGTGGCAGCGCCCGAACTGGAACGTGAACGAGGTCTTCATCCCGGCGCGCAAGAGCGTGAGCTTCGTGCTGCGTGGGCAGAAGAACAGCCCCGAGGGGCGCAGCATGCTGCGCAGCGCGTATCGCCCGTGGTTCTTCAAGAAGCGTCTCGAGGAGATCGAAGCGATCGGACTCGAGCGCGACTTGAACGGCTACCCGGTCATGCAAGTGCCGCCCGCGCTGCTGCGCCCCGCTGCTGATCTCACTGCAGATCAAGCGAGCGCGCTCGCTGCAGTGAAGGCGTTCGTGACCGGCATTCGCGTCGACGATCGCATGGGCGGGCTGCTGCCCTCTGAAGTCGACAGAGAAGGCAACCCGACCGGCTACAAGCTCGTGCTGCTGTCGACCGGCTCGCGCAACGCGGGCGCGATTCAAGCGTCGATCGTGCGCTACGAGCAGCGCATGGCGATGACGTTCTTGGCCGGCTGGCTCATGATGGGCATGGACAAGGTGGGCTCGTACTCGCTGCACTCGAGCGCGACAGACCTCTTCGGCGCGGGGCTCGGCTCGATGCTCGACACTATCGAGCAGGGCGTGAACGAAACGCTCGTCGCGAACCTCTGCAAGCTGAACGGCTTCCGCTCCGAGCTTTGGCCCAAGCGCAAGCACGGCGACGTCGAGACGATGCCGCTCAGCGAGATCGCCGGCTTCATCTCGAGCATGGTCGGCTCGGGCGTCGTCGTGCCCGACAAGAAGCTCGAAGAGTACGCGCGCGAGCTCGGCACGCTGCCCGCGATCGACGAAGAGACGCAGAGCATGCGCGACATGGTCGACATGCTGCCCGAGGGTGTGCAGGCGGTCGTCGAGCCGACAGGCGCGAAGCCCGCTGCTCAGCCTGCGACGACTGCGACGAGCTCGAGCGCGACGCCCGACGCGAAGGGCTCTGCTGTCTTCGAAGGACTGAACGGCGCGCAGCTGTCGAGCGTGCTCGACTTGCTCGAGCGCATGGTCAACGGGCAAGTCACCGAAGGCGCAGCTTCGATTCTCATCGAAGCCACGGGCGTGCCAGCAGACAAGGCAGCTGCGCTTGTCGCTGCGATGCGCGGCGCGAAGCCGCTGCCGACAGAGACTGCGCCCGCCGCGCCAGACACTGAGGGCGGCGCAGCGTGAGCGAGCGCGCGTTCAAGAACCTCGTGCTCGCGTACGTCGACGTCGTGAAGGCGGCTGTGCGCACTGCAGCGAAGCAGCGCAAGCTGATGCAGTGGGAGCAGTTCATCAAATGGGAGAAGCTGCACGCGATGGTGCTCGAGCGCGTGCGAGCGCTCTACGAAGTCGAGCAGAAGACGGGGCGCACTCGAGCTCGAGCAGCGTCGCGTCGCGTGAAGAAGGTGGACGTCGAGGGCAGCATCTTCTTTAACGAAGCGAACCCGTTCGCCGTCGATTGGGCGGCGACGCGCTCGAGTCAGTTCATCAGCATGATCGACGACAGCGTGCGCGAAGCGGTGCGCATGTACGTGCGCGACGCCATTCGCGACGGCACGCCGATCGACTCGCTCGCGAAGCAACTCGACGGCGTCATCGGACTGCGCCCCGATCAAGTCGAAGCGCTGAACAAGCAGCGCGACAAGATGCTGCGCGAAGGCGCGTCGCAGTCTGAGATCGACGCGTCGCTACGAGCTCGAGGCTCGCGCATGGTCAGCGACCGCGCTGTCATGATCGCGCGCACTGAGACGAACGCAGCGCAGAACGCTGGCGCGCTGAACGAGTGGAGCGCACAAGTCGAAGCGGGCGACCTGCCGAAGAACGTCGAGCGTGAGTGGATTGCAGGGCAGGAGGGGCAGTGCCCGATCTGCGAGTCGCTCGACGGCACGCACGCGCACCTCGACGGCACGTTTCACGCGAGCGCGAACGGCAAGAGCTACGTCGCGCCGCCTGCACATCCCGGCTGTCGCTGCTCGCAAGGGCTCGTCTGAAGGAGCAACACGTGTCGCAGTTCGAGATCAGAGCACGCATCGCGAAGGTCGCAGTCGAAGAGCATCTCGTCTTCGGCTGGGCGTACGTGACCAACATGCCGACCGGCGAGCAAGTGCTCGACAACTCAGACGAGTACATCTTGATCGCTGACCTCGAGCTCGCTGCGTACGACTACGTCATGGCGTCCCGCGCAGCGTCGTTGCTCCACACGCAGTTCGCAGACGTCGACGGCGCGCCACTCGCTGAGTGCTGCGAGTCGATGATGTTTACGCCCGAGAAGATCGCTGCACTCGGTGTGCCTGAGAACGTGCTGCCGCTCGGCTGGTGGGTTGGCTTCAAAGTGCACGATCAAGCACTCTGGGAAGCGATCAAGAGCGGCGACGTGCGTGCGTTCTCGATCGGCGGCACAGCGATGAAGAACCCCGGCGAGCGCGTGCTCGAGCCGACGTACCCGTAGCCCCCTTGTTGACGACGCAAGGGGGGTTTCGGTAGTGTCGCGCTCGTTCATGCCAACCCGCCTTACGGACATCAAGGTCAGCGAGCAGGCTTTCGTCGACAGAGGCGACAACAACCCTGCGCTGATCCGATTCTGGAAGCGGGACCCCTCTGAAGGAGAGTCGATGCCGACGCCCGAAGAAGTGAAGAAGGCCCACGAGGGCGAGCTCGCGAAGCGCGACACGGAGATCGCGACGCTGAAGAGCGACCTCGACACGACGAAGCAAGAGCTCGCGAAGTCAGTCGCAGAGGTGGCGAAGCTGAAGACGCCGCCCGCCGACCCGCGCGACGCGCTGCCGCCCGAGATGCGCAAGCGTCTCGACGAGAGCGACGCTCGCGCCGAGAAGCTCGAGAAGGAGCTTCGCGAAGAGCGCGAGACGCGTCGCACGGCCGAGTTCGAGAAGCGAGCAGAGGCGCTCGGTGCGGTGCCGGGCATGACCACGGGCGAGGTCGCGTCGATGCTGAAGTCGCTCCCCGTCGACAGCGCTACGAAGCTCGAGCAGTCGCTGCGAGCGAGCGTCGCGCAAGCGCGCGAGAACACGCTGCTCAAGCGTGAGCTCGGGCGCGGCGGCGAGTCGAGCGCGAACGGCGTCGAGGGCGTCATGGCGAAAGTCGAAGTGCTCGCGAAGGCGTACGTCGCTGCGCATCCCGACACGACGATCGAAGTCGCTCGCTACCAAGTCATGCAGTCGGGCGAGGGTGCGAAGCTCTTCAACGAGGCCCGCGCGGCCGAGCAGACGGAGGACTGACCGTGGCGAAGTCTCAAGAAGGAATCGTGATCTCGTGGCCGGCGAGCGGCGACTTGTCGTCGCACCGCTACAAGTTCGTGAAGCAGACGTCGACGGGCATCGCTCTCGCTGGTGACGGCGAGCGCTTCATCGGCATCCTGCAGAACAAGCCCGCTGCGCTCGGCGAAGAGGCGGCGGTCATGATCGCAGGGCTGTCGAAGGTGAAGCAGGCGGGCACGCTCACTGTCGGCGCGAGCATCGCGCCCGACGCGTCGGGACTCGCGAGCGCAGCGAGTGCTGGCGACGACGGCTCGTGCACGCTGATGGAGAACGGCGGCGGCGCGAACGCGATCGGGTCTTGCGTCCTTCACACCGGCTGCCAGGCCTAAGGAGATCACGTGAAGCCGAATCTCGCAGACGTACACGTTTCGGTCCCGCTCACGACAGCCAGTGTCGGGTGGGCGAACGCGCAAGAAGAGTTCGTGTGGCCGCAGTTCTTCCCGAACGTCGGCGTCGATCAGCAAGCAGGCGTGTACTACGTCTGGAGCGAAGAAGACTTCTTGCGGCTCGAAGCTGCGCAGCGCGCCCCGGGCGCACTCGCTGTCGAAGGCGAAGTCGACCTCACGACGCAGTCGTACAAGACGACGCAGTACGCGTTGCGCCGGAAGATCCCGAAGGAGATTCAGGCGCAGTCCGACGCTGCTGTGCGCCCCGACGTGAACGCGATGCTCTTCTGCACCGACAACGTCATGCGGCGCATGGAGAAGAAGTTCATGACCGAGATCTTCGCAGCGTCGGTCTTCACCGACCTCGTTGCGGGGACCGACTTCACGACGTTCGACACTGTCGGTGGCGACCCCGTGAAGGACATCCAGATGAACTTGCTCGTGCAGTCGCGCAAGATCGGCGGTCGCAAGCTGAACAAGATCTTGATCGGCGCAGAGGCCGACATCTGGCTGAAGAACAACGCGGACATCAAAGACCGCGTGAAGCACACGAGCTCGGGCCCGATCACGAACGAACTGCTCGCGCAGCTGTTCGGCGTCGATCAGTACCTCGTGAGCACTGCAGTCGAGAACACGGCGGCAGAAGGCGCGACCGCGAGCTACTCGGCGATCGCCGGGAAGTCCATGCTCGCTGTGTTCTCGCCGGCCTCCGCTGCGCTCGACACGCCCGCAGCCGGCTACAACATCGTGAACAAGAGCGAGCCGGGAACGGGCGCGAACGGTCTGCGCACCTACGACTACTACGTCGAAGAGCGTCACTCGCGCTTCATCGAAGTGCAGTGCGACATCGCGTTCGAAGTCGTGTCGACCGTCTGCGGCGTCTTCTTCCCGACCGTCATCGCGTAGGGAGCACAGCATGCTTGCTCGCATTCGCAACTCGGTGCTGCTGCTCGTCGCGCTGCTGACAGTCGCGCTGCCCGCGTTCGCTGCCGTCACAGGCGCGAACGGCGGCTCGACGACGATCAACGTGCCCTTCGTCCCGTACGGGCGGGTCTACACGCAAGACGGTGTAGCGGGCGGCACCCAGAAGATCGTCGGCGGGCGCGCGTATCAGGCTGTCTCGTCGAGCGACACGCTGCTCGCGTCGGCTGGTGCGAGCGCGCACGTCGCGTTCGCGCAGTTGTACACGATGCCCGCGAACACGTGCAAGGCGGGGACGCGTGTCCGGATCGCCGGTCGCGTCACTGTCGCGGACGCGTCGGGCGCTGACACGCTCGAAGTGAAGCTCTACATCGGCTCCGCGGCGATGACCGGCACGACGCTGCTCACGACGACAGCAGTGAACCCGGGCGCGACAACCGACTTCCACAACTTCAACTTCACGCTCGTCTGCCGCGCCGCGCCGAGCGCGACGTCGGCCGTCATCGGGCAAGGGTCGTGGACGACCGACACTGGCGGCACCGAAGTAGCCGACACCGTCATTCTCGCGTCGACGAACATGGCGACGTCGAGCGCGCTCGTGATCAGCGTGTCGGGCAAGTGGAGCTCGACGACAGCGTCGACGTCTGCCCGTCTCGACGATCTGTCGGTGGAGATCCTCTGATGGCAGAGCTCATCTTCGTGACGCAGCGCCCGGGTCTGCGCTCGCGCACTGGCGAAGCGCTCCCGGTCGGCTCGAAGCTCACGCTCGAGGACGTCGCCGGCTGGCCGCTGCTCGGCGTGAACGTCGAGCACGGCGTTCTTCGTCTCGAGGTCGACGGCGTGCCGCTCGACCGACTCGTCGCCGCTGCAGCGCTGAAAGTCACGACGCGCGTGCAGCCGACCGGCGGCTACGTGAACGCGCGCAAGCGCGACGCTGCGCCCGCCGAGAAGCACGTCGACGTCGCAGAGCTCCCGCGCGCCGACGCGCCCCCGCCTGCTGTCGAGCACGTCGAGAAGAAGCCCACGTCGAAGCAGACCCGAGGATGATCGGTGACATGGACCTACACTGCTCCGGGGTACACGACCGCAGCTGAACTGCGCGACGCGGTACGCCTGCGGATCGGTGACGTCGACACGAACGACAAGCAGCTGAGCGACGAAGAGATCGTTCACATCATCGGCTCGGGCACGACAGGCTCAGAGGCCGACGTGCTCGGCTGGTCGATCAAGTGCGCGCGTCTACTCGTCGCCCGCTTCTCGAGACAGGTCAGCACGACGCGCGACGGCCTCAGCATCTCGCTCAGCGACCGCGCGAAGGCATATCAAGCGCTGCTCGACTCGCTCGTCGCTGAAGAGGCGGGCATCGTCGAGAGCGACGACGCTGCGATCGTGTGGGCCGGCGGGCAGTCGGTCAGCGAGAAGAACGCTGCAGCTGCCGACAGCGACGCTGTGCAGCCGACGTTCTCTGTCGGCATGGACGACAACCCGAACGCCGGTGCGTCGTCGAACACCCCGTTCGAGAGCCAGTAGCGTGGCGACGATCACGCTCGAGCAGTGGCAGCTGCGCATGCGCGTGCTGAACCAAGACGGCGACAGCAAGTCGCTGATCGGGATCGTGCGCGACGAGTTGCGCTACCTCGGCAAGAACGCGCGACGCGACGCGAAGCGCAACGCGACGAACATGCCGCGCGTGGTCACGGGCACGCTGCGCAATAGCATCTGGGACCGCACGATCGTGCACGGGCACGTCGTCGAGCTTCAGCTTGGCGCGAGCGTCGTGTACGCGCGCATTCAAGAGCTCGGCGGCACGACGCGACACGGCGGCAAGATTCGCTCGAACCGCTTCTTGGGCAAGGCCATGGACACGGCGCGCGTCGACGCGAAGCGCAACATCAGCGCAGCGATCAAGCGCTACCTCGGCGAGGGTGCCTGATGGCGAACGCGAAGCTGCGCACCATCATCGCGGCGATCAAGACGCGACTCGCTGTGCCGAACGGCGCGGGCATCTACCGCGTGAACACGACCGCGGCGGGGCAAGTGAAGACGCAGCTGCGGCCGCTCGAAGCCGTGCCGGCTGGCGCGACGTTCCCGTATTGGGAAGTCGTGCCGCTCTTTCGCTTCACGAGCGAGTTCGGGCCGACGAACAACGTCTTCTTGCGGCACGGGATCGTCGGGATCATCGGCTACGTGTCGACGACGACAGCGACTGCAGAAGCACGCTGCGACGCAGCGCTCGACATGCTCGAAGACGGCATGAACGCGCTCGAGCTCGACCTCACGCTGGGCGGGCTCGTGCGCAACGCGATCTCGCTCGACGGGGAAGTCAACGGGCTCGAGTTCGACGGCTCGCTGCAGGTTGGCTCGTGTTCGTGGGAGTATCACTTCGACTACACCGCGCAGATCGGCGCGGGGACCTGAGGAGAACGCATGTCGTCTTCGCTCTACTACCTCGCAGGCTCTGCTGTCGGCGCTGGCGCTGAGGTCACGTACGGCTCTGCAGTCGCACGCACGGTGTGGTGCTACCCGACTGCGTGCACGCTGCGCCCGAACGTCGAGACGCAAGTGCGCGAGTACACGCGCACGAGCGCGACCGACTTCAACGACTACGAGGATTACATCAGTGCGCTCGGCTGGTCGGGGAACATCACCCAAGAGCTAACGTACGACAACTGCGGCATCTGGCTGCGACAGCTGCTCGGCGCGGGCACGACGACGGGCCCGAGCGGCTCGATCTACCAGCACACGTACAAGCGCGCGCTCGCGTTCCCTGTCGGGCTCACGATCGAAGTGAACGCAGGCGTCACGGTCAAAGACCTCTACACGGGCGGCAAGGTGCTGCGCGGCACGCTCTCGCAAGACGTCGCGAACCGCAAGCCGGTCATCCTGTCGCTCGACCTGCAAGGCACGACGTGGGCGCGCAGCGACTCTGCTGCGAGCGTCACTGCGCGCACGAGCGAGACGCTCTCGCACTACTCGCACGCAGTCGCGACGGCTGGCAACCTCAACTTCAACAGCGCGAACTATCCGTGGAAGCGCTGGACGCTGAACGTCGACAACGGACTCGCCGATCGCCGCTTCAACGGCTCGCTCTACTCGGGGGAGCCGCTCCGATCTGCGCGTTCGATGGTGTCACTCAGCGCTGTCGTCGACGTGAACGACGCGCTCGCTGCTGCGTACCTCGCGCGCACGCAGGGCGACGTGACGTGGACGTACAACGACCCCGACTCGCTGAAGCTCATCGCGTTCACGGGGCACAACGGCAAGATTCGCGAGCTCTTCGACCGCGACATCAACGGGCAGAACCTCGGCGTCGGCGAAGCTGCGCTCGAGTGGAAGTTCTTCACGAACGGCACGAACGACGGGCTCGCGATCGTCGTCGACAACCTCACGACGACAGCAATCGGGCAGGGGTAGCGCATGAGCAAGACGAAGCACGAGCACACGACGACGAAAGCCTCGAACGTGCGTGTGGGCGACAAGGTCAAGATCGAGGGCGTCGCTGCGTTCGTCGTCGCTGGCATTCGCGCGAACCCGGTCAACGGGGACGTGCGGCTCTTCGACGACACGAGCGCGCTGCGAGTCGAGCTCGAGCCTGGTTACGCGGTCGAAGTCGAGCGCTGAAGCCCGACACGACCATGAGAGGAAGCGATGCAGATCGAAGACGTCATTCCCTACGCAGGCGGCAAAGGTGCCGAGTTCGTGAAGATCGACGGCGAGTGGTGGCACAAGCTCGACGGACGTTGGCTCGTCGAGACTACGGGGCAGTGGCTCGATCCGTTTGACACGCTCGAGCTCGAGCACGAGCTCTGGACGCGCAAGCACAAGGCGTACACGCCTGAGATGCTGACGCAGCGCGTCGACGCGCGCGAGCTCGCAGAAGCCGAGCGTGCTCGGGGCGAGCGATGAACGTCCTCGAGCAGATGGTCGCTGAAGCGCGCGGCTTTCTCGTGATCGGGATCGCTCGCTGGCACTACAAGAGCGTCGGGCAGCAAGACTACTTCCGCGCGTATTGGGGCAACCTCGTGCTGCTGCACCCGCACGTGTCGAAAGAGAACGCAGATCTCGAAGCGCTGCCCGAGGGGCCTGAGAAGCTCGCCAAATGGGTCGACGTGCTGAAGAAGATGGGCAGCGAAGGGCAAGACCGCATGGCTGGCTTTCAGCGTGCGACTGTCACTGCCGGCATCGAGGGCGTGAGCGAAGCAGCGGAGAAGTGCAAGCGCGTCGAAGCGCTGCGCTCAGAGCCCGACATCGCGCCGTCGCTCGCAGCGATGGTGCAAGCAGAGCTCGACTTCGAAGCAGCGACGATCGCAGACGAAGTGAACGCCGCACGCGCGGCGTACGCGCAAGCAGAGCAGGCTGTCGACACGTTCGTGCGCGCGCGACACATCTGCACTGCGTCTTGCTTCAGCAGCTATCGGCCGATCAAGTTCGTGCCGCAACGCAAAGACGAAGACGCTGCGCAGAACCTCATTCACCCCGACACGATCCCTGCTGGTACCGTGACGCAGCTGTTCAGTGCGATCATGCAAGTGAGCGACGAAGGAGGGCGGGCGCGCAAGCGCATCGAAGCCTTTCGACCCGACGACACTGCTCATGCTCGACACGATCGCAAGGCGCTACGGCAAAAGGCCAAGCGAGCTCATGCGCGACGTCGATCTCGCTGACCTGTCGCTCGACTTCGCATGCGTGAAAGCCGCTGCGACGTTCGGGCTCGAGCTCGTGAAAGACGGCTCTGCGTTCCCTGTCGTCGTGCTGGGGTGAGAAGTGGCTGACACGATCGCTCTCGTTCTCAACATCGACACTGCGACGGGCAAGGCGTCCGTCAAGCAGCTGACCGACGAGATCGACAAGCTGAAGAAGTCGAGCGACGCAGTCACGCCGTCACTGAAGGGCGCGACTGGCGCTGCGACCGACACGGGGCAGAAGGCGATGCAAGCGAAGGGCGCAGTCGCTGCGCTCGGCGCTGCGCTTGGGCTGATCTCGCCGCAAGCGCAGCAGCTGGTGATGGGCCTCGGCAATCTGAGCGGCGCACTCGGCGGCGTGTCGAAGGCGGCGACGCTCGTAGGCGGCACGCTCGCTGCAGGCGGCGTCGTCGCTGTCGCTATCGCTGGCTTCGCGCTGATCTGGAAGACGCTCGCTGACAACGTGAAGACAGCCGAGAAGGCGATGGACGATGCAGCGAAGAAGGCGACCGAGCGACAGGCGCTCTTCAAGACGAAAGAAGGCGTGAAGCTCGAAGCCGACTACAAGACGGGCGCGATCGACGAAGCGACGTATCAAGAGACGAAGGCGCAGATCGCAGGCGCTGAGCTCTACGACCCGAAGATTCGCGAAGCAGAACAGCAGCTGAACGCAGCGAAGAACGCAGTCGTCGATCCGCATCTCGCGCACGACGAGTACGTGAAGGCGAAAGCTGAGCGCGACACAGCGACGAAGAAGTACCAGCAAGAGCTCGACCAGCTTGTGACAGAGCAGGCGGACTACATCAACGCCTCGTTCATCAACGCAGTGAGCGACGCGCCCAAGCAAGACAAGAAGGACGAAGCTGCAGCAGAGTCGAAAGCGAAGAAGCTCGCTGAGGCTGTCGTCGCGCAGCAAGTCGACGCAGTGAAGACTGGCATGCAGCGCGGCGTCGACGCGCTCGCGACGAAGGGCGCGCTGCTCGGTGCGGGCACTGACGCTGGCTTCGCAGCTGCGAACGGCTTTCAGCTGCCGAAGAAGACGGGCTACAACCTCGGCGTCGAAGGGCTCGGGGGCACGGGCGCGTTCAGCGGCTACACGCTGCCCACGTTCGAGCAGGGCTACGTGCGCCCGACTTCAGCAGTGGTCACGAACGGGTACGACCCGAACGCGCAAGCGAAGCGTCGCGAGACATTCATGCGCGCGACAGGCGGCATCTCAGCGGGGCTCGGCGGCGACGTCGGGGGTGCGCTCATGGCTGCGGGCCCTGTCGGCATGGGCGCGAGTGCGGTCATGGGCGGGCTCAGTGCGATCGGCGAGAAAGGCGCGAAGGGCGTCGACGAGCAGTTGTCCGGTCTGAAGGACACGATCATCGCCGCGCTCGAGGCGCTGCCCGAGATTCTCGCTGAAGTCATCCCCGACTTCGTGAGCGCGCTGCTCACTGAAGTCGTGCCCGCTCTCATTCAAGCGCTGCCCGAGATCTTGAAGTCGCTGCTGATCGACTTGCCGATCGCCATCGCGAAGGCCATCGCGAGCGCGATCAACCCGTTCGACGGCGGGCAGATGAAGAACGGCAAGCGCGGCTTCGGCGACTTCGCTGCAGAGTGGTTCACTGTCGGGCAAGCGCACACGGACTTCGACAAGAAAGGCGGGTACGCTGAAGGCTCAGCGTTCATCTCGCACGATCAGGTCGGCATGCTGCACAAGGGCGAAGTCGTGCGCACTGCGAGCGAAGCGCGCAACGATCGGCAGAGCGGCTACTTCGCGCAGAGCGCGCGCTCGGGCGGACAAGAACAAGTCGTGCACGTGCACAACTACAACATCAGCGGGCCTGTCGGCGACGCTGCGTTCAGACCGATCGTCGAGCGACAGATCTCGCAGGCGTTCGGCCCCGGCGGCTTGGGCTACTCGACGGGCATCCCGAACAACTTGCGCAGCGGGTGAGCTCGTGTCGCGCTGGTACTTTCCCAAGCAGTCGAGCGAGCAGTGGTGGCTCGACCCCGACTACTTTCAAGAGATCAATCTCTTGTCGACGTCGCACACGCTGAAGGCGCAGATCGAGTACGACCCGCTGCGCACGACAGAGAAAGTGAACCTCGGGTACGGCTACGGGGTCACGTACGTGCACGGCGGCGGCAATCGCGTGCACATCTCGTACGACATGGGCGGCGACGAAGACGCGTTCGACAGGCACCTCGCGCTCGTGAGCTCGCTGCGCGAAGGGCGCGAAGCGAGCTTCTCGCAGAACCAAAGCGACACGTGGGCAGTCGGCATCGCCGCCGACAGCTTCAGCGAGCGCGGCGACACGATCATGAACTACGCCGCGACGAGCATCTTCAGCGCGTACGCAAGCATCGACGACCCGCGCAGCGACACGGTCTGTCTCGTGCAGTCTGCGCGCCCTGAGTTGCATCGCGAAATCGTCGAGACGGGCAGCGTGAACACGGGGCTGCAGGTGTTCGGGATCACCGGGCGCGGCTCGCACACTGGACTCGTCTACGATCACAACGACACCGACGACGTCGACAAGCTGCCCATCGTGCGACCGCTTCTCTTCTTCCCGTTCTTGCGTCTCGCGCCCGGGCAGAAGGACATCTGCAAACAGGTCAACGGCATGAACTACGTCTTCGACGCGTGGTTCATTGTCGACGTCGGGCTCGAGCATCGCTACATCGGCGAGGGGGCGTAACGTGGGCGACTCTCGCTTCTACTGGTCGCCGATGCTCGCAGACGGCGCAGTGAACGTCGGCGTCGACTTCGACGAAGACGAGCTCGAGACGATCACGATCCCGCGCGGCTCGACGCTGTGCGACTACGACCCGACAGGCGAGCCCGCGCTGTCGCTCGGCGCGGTGCAGCTGTCGACGTCGAGCGTGAACGCGCGCGGCGGCACAGTGCGCATTCGCGCAGCGCTCGGCAACGACAGCGATCTCGCTGAAGCACTGCACGCGATGGTGAGCTTCGCTCGAGCGGGCGGCTGCGTGGGCTTCGCGCTCGACATCGATCAAGTGTGGGCGGTGCAGATCGAAGACGACTTGCTCAGCGACGCGACCGACTTCGACTACCCGACGAGCTTCGTCGAAGGCTGGGAGAACATCACCGACCCCGAGTCGGGTTGGCGTTGTCACGTGCAGAGTGCGCTGCCGCAAGGGCGACGCGAGCGCGTCGTGCTCGACACCGTCGCAGCGGGCAACGCAACGCTCGTCGAGAACCTCGTCTTCGCGTACTCAGCGGGCAACTGGAACGTGCTCGTGCGACCGAAGCACTTCTACCCGTTCTTGACGTACGTGAGCGGCGACGTCGCAGTGCGCGACGGCGGCGGCTGGTACGTCTTCGACTGCACGTTTGAAGTCGACGTTGGGCTCGAGCACACGCCGATCGAAGTCGCAGAGTTCGCCGAGATCGTGACCGGCGAGAGCAGCGTGTACCTGCTGCTCCTGCTCATGGACGGCGGCGACGGCTCGACGACGTACACTGACGACGGGATCAACGGCTACACGATCACGTACTTCACGAACGACGGCGTGAACGGAACCGAGCAGACGAACGATCAAGTTCTCTTCGGCGTCACCTCTGCTGAGTTCTACCGGGGCGGCGGGACTCCCGGGCACGGGGGGATGGACGTCAACCTTCAGTGGACTGCGGGCACTGGCATGGACTTCGGTGCTGACCCCGACATCTTGATCGGCTGCGCGATCTGGCCGACGTACACGAGCGGCGACGACGACCACTGCATCCTCATGCTGCGACGCAGCGTCCCGCAGAACTGGAAACTCTGGTACGAAGACGACGGCACGGTGCGGTTCACCTCGCTTGAAGGCGCCGTCGCACAGTGCGATCTGACGTCGTCGATCCCGCTCGTCTATGGCGAGTGGAACTGGATCTTCGTTTCGATGCACGACGGCACGACGACGCTATGGGTCGGCACCGACGCGAGCGGCATCGTGACCAACGCGGCGAGCGACGCAGACACCTCGTCGTACAACATGGGATCACTCGGCACGACAAGCGCCTCAGTGAGCATCGACCCGATCTCGAGCGGGGGGCGAATGAACAGCTACGTCGATCATCTGTACGTGCGCGAAGGCGCATGGATCGACGACTCGAACGGGGCGACGACGATGCAAGTCCCAACCGCTCAGCCGGTGCCCTAATGCCGTGGGCCACTGACTTTATCGACTACCTCGAAGAGCGCGGGCCCTTCAAGCCGGTGTTCAAGGTCTTCAAGCACACGTTCACGGAATGGGGGCAGCCCGCGAGCGACTACATCGCGAGCACGCACCCGAACTTCAACACTGACAGCGTGCAGACGATCATCGACGGCTCGCTGCAGCACAGCGGCTATCGACTGAACACGCAAACGTTTGTCGTCTCGAGCGCCGGGTGGTCGTTCATGGTCGGCTCGAACCCGTGCGCGCATCTCACGCGCGGGCACGTGCTGCGTCTCTATTGGGGCTTCGACGTCTTCGACCCCGCAGACATGGAGATTCTCGATTGGGGAGTCGTGCGCGACATCACCGCGCACGGCGGCGTCAAGCTCTCGCAGAGCTCGCACTCGCAAGGCCCGTGGACGATCACGTGCGATCCGTTCTTCTCGATGCTGCAGCAGCGCCCGACGACAGAGCCGAGCGAAGTCGCGTTGTTCAACACGATCGACGACGAGAGCGACATCGACAGCGACTACACAGCGAGCGACAGCACGCTCGTCGTGCTGAGCACGTCGGGCTTCGACACGCACACCGACGCCGACATCGGCGGCATGCTCGTGCACGGCAACGACAACGACTTTTACGCGAGCTTCCTCGGCACGACAGGCGGCACCGACTTCGACAACTTCACCGTGATCCCCGGGCAGGGCTTCCCCGACAACGACGCGGACGCGCCGAACGAAGCAGAAGAGCGCGCGTACCTGTTCGGGCACCCGAGCGAGATCTATCGACAGCTGCTCGCGTCGACTGGCACGGGCGGCAACGGCACGTACGACATTCTTCCGAAGCAGTGGTCGTACGGACTCGACGAGCAGTACATCGACGACACCGACTGCGACGCGTACATGGACGCGTCGCTCGACACGCTGAGGCTCTACATCTTCGCTGAAGAGCAAGACAACGCGCTGCAGTGGATGCTGAACTGGCTCGCGCCGGGCGGCTGGTTCCCGTGCATCTACCAAGGCGCGTTCACGCTGCGCTGCGTACTGCACCCCGACACTGAAGACCCGAACGACGGCGTCGAGATCACCGACGACGATCTCGAAGACGGCCCCGACGCGGTGCTCTTCAACGCGTTCTCGCCAGACTCGCCGCTCACGTACAGAGTGATTCGCGTGGCCTCAGCGCAGACGAATCACACGTCGGGCGCGTTCGCGAGCGAGACGCCGTCGCTGCCCGCGCGGCTCTTCTGGGACATCGACTACTCGAACCCGGGCGTCGCTGCGCTCTACGACCCGACGCTCGCAGACGAGCAGGGTGCAGCGATCTCGATCTACACGCGACTGCGTCCGTGGTTCAGTGTCCTCCCGCAACTCTACACGCTGAAGTGCGTCGGGCCTCGGCACTTCGCTCGAGCAGTCGGCTCGCGCGTGCTGCTCACCACGGGACAAGACTCGAGCGGCAGCTACGCACGACTGACAGAGCGCGACGACTCGAAGCCGCGCGAGAAGAGCGCGCTCGTCGTCGGCTGGTTCCCCGACCTCAACGCGTGCAAGATCAAGCTCGAGCTCGCTGTCATGCCCGAGTTTACGACTGAGATCCCGTAGACGACTCAGCGCGTGAGCGGGCCGCTGAACGAGCCGTCGACGTCGAAGAGCTCACCGTCGACGACGAACGACACAGCGAACGTGCCCTCGATCGACGTCTGCGCCTCGTCGACGAAGCGCCACTCGAGCTCGAGCACGCCGACGTCGTCGACGTCGACGCCCTCGATCGTCGGCTCGACGGGCTCGGGGAACGGGTTCGACTCGTCGGGCACGGGGATCGCCGGCGCGTCGAAGCCGAAAGCGACGACACTTTCGTCGCTCATGTAGCGCACGACCGTCTCGTACCCGAAAGTCTGCGCAGGCTCGCTTATGAGCTCGAGCTCGACGTCGACGACTCGCACGTCGTACGCGTCGACGAACGTGCCGCGCAGCCAGTTCTCGCTGTCGAGCGCAGCCGTTCCCGGGCTGTCGGTGGTCGGGGTCGTCGAGCAGGCTGCGAGCAGGGCGAAGAGCATGCGACGAGTGTACTATTCAGACGTCGCATTAGTCAAGCCCGACGCGGGGTACGCTCGGCCTCGAGGCCCGCGCGTGACGTTGCTCGAGTGGCTTCCTCCCCGAGGGTGCACGACGCGGGCCCTCTTCAGCGCAGCGCGCTGCACGTCGCAGCGACGAGCAGAGCGAAGCCGCCGCAGACGAAGCAGAACGCAGCTGCCGCCCAAGCGAGAATCCGCGCCTGCTGCCCGAGCTCGACGAGTCGTTCTTGCGTGAGCGGGCGGACGACGAACGCCTCAGTCGTGTCGTCGTCGCGCGCGTCGTCGACTGCAGCGGGGTCGCGCGGCGGTTTCATGACTCGAGCTCGACTTGTGCGAGCCCGAGCTCGAGCAGCAGATCGCTGACCGTCGTTTCGCGCTTCGCGCACAGCTTCTCGATCGCGAGCTTCTGCTCATCAGTTGCGCGCACGAGCATGCGCGCAGTGCGCCGAGGGCCCGTGTCGTCTTTCTTCGGTCGGCCTTGTGCCATGACGTGTCACTCCTTCAGCCCAGTGTGAGAGTCAGGTGCGCGTACTCTTGCAGCTTCGCGAGACATCGGTCGCAGTCGATCGGTCGGTTCGCGAGCGAGCGCACGCGAGCGTGGCTCGTGCTGCAGAGTGGGTGCTGTTCGGCGACACCGTCGAACACGCGCACGGCGTGCGTCTTCGTGCCGCTGCGTCCGACGAGTGCGCGTGCGACAGTGAAGAGCGCGCCCGTGCTGCTCGTATACGATCCGTCTGCGTTTCTCGTCGTCGGGTTCACGAGAGCACCGCGACGTACATCGCAGCAAGCGTCTTGTACGAGCGCACGACTTCAGCGTCGTCGACGATCGCGGGCTCAGTGCGAAGCTCTTCGAGCAGGTTCGTCGCGAGCAGACGACGAAGCAGCGTCTCGCTGAAGCTCGCGGGGAACGCGTTCGCGTTCTCGACAGCTTCAGTGATCGCATCGGGCGTGCCCGGGAAGTCGCGCGTCACGAGCGGGTGATTGGCGATCTCGTCGAGCGAGAAGACGAAGGCGGCGTCGGTGTTGAGCATGCACAAAGTGTCGTCTGAATACGCTCGCGAGTCAACGCTAAAGCGACGTCACTTTGTAAAGTCTACTTCCCGACGTTCGAAGCTGCGCTTTCACGCAGTCGCCATACTGGCACGTCGTCGCCCGAGCGCTCGCCGTCGTAGCGCCAAGCGCGCACGTCGTACGCGAGTCGACGTGCAGTCGCACTGCCGTCTGCGAGCATGCGCCCGTCTGCGAAGAACCAGCCGACGTGCTCGTCGAGCTCGTGCTCGTCTGCGTCGAGCTCGTCGTTCGTGAACGCGACGCGCAGCACGCACTCGTCGTTCGCTCGACGCACGAGGTACGTCGGCCCGCCGAGTGCGTGCCCGAGTCGTAGCACGACGACGCTCACGCAGGCGCTCGACGATGCTGCTCTGCGTTCGGGCACGTCGCGAAGTGCGACGTGTAGACCAGACGCGACACGACAACGTCGCCACCGTCTATCAGCGTGACCCATCCCGTCTTCGGCTTCGCGTCGAACGGATGTCGCTTCACGCCCGTGCTCGACTGCATCTCGAGCCACACGATCGACGCGTCGCACGACGAACACTTCGCGCTCATGCGCGGCTCATGTCGTGCTCTCGACGGGCGCGTCGCTCGACGCTGCTGCTGCGAGCTTCTTCGCGTGGTTCTTGCCGAGCAGTTCAAGAAGCTCTTCGCGCTTCTTGTACGTCATGCCCTCGGGGGCGGGCTGATGCTTCGACGCGAGCCACTCGCGCAGCTTCTCGCGATCCCCTGCGCCGTACGTCGCAGCACGCGACCAGAATAGATCCTCGTCGTCGCGCGACGCGAAGCCTGTCGCCTCGACGACTTGCTCGGGCTGCTGCTCGCGCTGCTTCGTCTGCTGCGTGCGCGGCTGTTCGTCGCGCGAGTCATCGTCGTCGACAAACTCTTCAGCGCTCACTTCACCGAAGCCGACGAGGTTCGAGATCGCTCTGTTCATGGCGCGCGTGTGCGCGTGCGAGCGAACGTTGTGGACCGTCTGCGCTTGCTTCGTCTTCCACGCGACGATCTCGCCCGTGTTCTTGTCGCGCACTTCTTTCTCGCTTGCCATGCACGCGCCGTCGCCGTCTGCAGTCGAGCCGTTCGGCGCTGTCGCTCGATACGTGACCTCGTAGCCCCAGTCGGTGCCGTACTCGACACGTCGCTCGCCGACTGCGACGACTTCGAGATTGAACGCCATGCGCACGCCGCGCCAATACTGCTTCTTGCGGAACTGCTTCCCGCTGATGCGCATGATGCACTCGGGCATGCTCGCGTCGAGCGCCTCCTGAATGCGCTTGTACTCGACGACAGCGTGCTTCAAGTCCTCGCTCGGCACTGCTGTGATGATCCCTGCTGCTTGCTGTCGCGCGAGCGCGTTGTTTCGCGGGTCGACGACAGCGAGCTCGTTCTTCGCTTCGTTCATGACGTTGTCTCCGTGGGGGTGGTGTCGTTGGGGAAGTCGAGATCGACGGGCTTCAGCACGCGCCCTCCGTCGTGCTTGCCTTTCGCGATGTCGTCGCGAACCCACGCGGCTACGAACGCGTCGTCGTGCTCGCTCAAGAAGTCGAGCACGCGCTGTCGCTCGACGCGCTCTCCCATCTCGCGGGCCGAGCGAATCAGGTCCATGGTGAAGACGTCGAGCAGCGTCGCGCGCTGCTGTCGCTTCGTGCGTCTCGTCGCGCGAGAGCTCACGTGCTGTTCTTCTTGCGCTGCTCGACGAGCTCGTCGAGCTTCTTGCGTGCGACGGGGTCAGCGGGCCCGCGCTTCAGCATGCCGCGCGAGTCGACTTCACCGTTCGTCCAACCGTACGCAGCGAGCGCTGTCATCGAGCAGTCGTAGCACGCCTCATCTTTCGCGCGCACAGGGTTCGTCTTGCAGACGGGGCACAGCGTCTTGCTCATGGCTCACGCTCGTCGAGCTCGCGCTCTGTCAGCACCTCAGACGGGCTCGACTCGGCTGCGGCTGCAGCAGTGTCGACAGCTGCGAGCGCTTCTTCGCGCTCGAACGCGAGCGACGGCATGCCCATTCGTCTGCGCTCTGCGTTCTCTTCGAGCCTGTCGAGTCGTCGCATCGCGAGCGCGATGCACTCGAGCGTCCCGCGCACGTGCCTGTCGAAGTTCACCTGCTGCTCGAACAGCCACGACGCTTGCTCGTGCAGCTGCGTCGACTGCTTCGCGAGCTTCCGTTCGAGCGAAGCGATGCGTCGCTCGTGCGCGTCGAAGCGCGTCGTGTTCGGCTCTTGCGTGCGCTTGCGCGGGGGGGGCGGCGGTGGGATCTTGCGCACGACTGGCGGCGGGGGGATCTTCATGTTGCTCTTCATGTTGCTGTGCTCCCTCTTGTGAGTTGTAGCGGCCCGAACAGCAGGTCGTGATTCGCGACGCGCTTCGCATCAGCGAGCGTCGCGCAGTTCGTTGCGAGCAGTGTGCGCAGTCGCGTGCCGCTGCGCTGCACGTATACGTTCCAGTTGTCGCCGTGCTCGACGCGGCCGTCGACGACGGTCCACTCGCGCACGATCGTGTACTTGCCGGACGTCGAGCGCACTTCGCGCGTCCCGTTGCGTTGCCAGTCGAGCGCCATCAGCAGCGCTCACGCGACAGTGCGCGCAGTCGTCCGCACAGCGCAGCGAAGCGCTCGTCGCTCTTCTTCTGCTCGTCGTAGTCGTCGAACCACACGAGCTCGTAGCCGAGCGGGTAGTGCTGAGCGTAGAGCGTGCGCTTCGACACGTGCTGCATGTCGTGCTTCGCCCACTCGAGCGACGACGACACGTGCCCTGCGATGTAGTCGCCGTCTTCAGCGACTGCGACGCCGACGAAGTGCTCGACGCCGCCCGTCTGCATGCGCTCGTTCACCCATGCGTAGACGCGGGGCACGCGCGACGCGAGCTCGAGCTCAGCAGCGTCGGGCTCGCGATCGAAGTCTGCGAAGCAGTCGCTGTCGCAGTGCTCGGGGTCGTTGAAGTGGTCGTGCGTTGTCATTCGCTGCACGCGTACGACTTCGGGCACGACGAGCGACCGGCGCACGACTTCGGGTCGTAGCAGAACGACGGGTGCTGCCCCTTGCCCCAGCCGTCGAGCGCGTCGAGTCGCGGGCTCGCGGGGTACGGCAGTGTCTCGACCTTCTTCACTGTCGTCTTCCCGCCGGCTCGCTTCTCAGCGAGCGCGCGCGCAGCAGCTTCGCTCTCGGCGTACGCGCAGCCGGTCGCGCCGTTCTCCATTGTCACCCAATACGCTTGCATCAGACCTCCTCGAGCTTCTTCAGTTCAGCTTGCATCGTCGCGTGAAACGCACGCGTGCTCTCTTCGAACGCCGTGTCGCGCATGTCGACGACGCCGAAGCCGCGACCGTACGGCGTGCAGAGGTCGCGCTCGCGCGTGAGCAGTCGCAGCGCGCGTCGCGTGACGCGCTGCTTCAAGAGCTCGAGCGTCTCGTCGACGTCGAGCTCGAGCAGCAAGGGCCCGGGCACCAGTACGAACCTCGTGTCGTCGTTCATGCGTCACCACCGCTGTGGCGCAGCACGTCGTCGTGCACTTGCTCGACAGTGAGCTCGTGCTCGAGCACGTCGCGACTGAACTGCGCGACGACGCGTCGCTTGAAGCCCTGATAGCAGCGAAGAGCTCTGTCGTCGTTGTCGAGCGCATCAGCGACGAGCGCAAGCGCAAGCTGCGCAGGCCCGCTGCCCTCGTAGCCAAACTCGAACCCCGTGGGCGAGTGCTTGCGCAAGTCGTAGCGCGGGTCGAGGTCGAACGACTCGCCGTCGATGACAACTGCAGCGCGCACGCCTTCGTCGTCGCGCGTGATCAGGTAGCGCTTCATCGCTGCACCACGTGACGCGCAGCGACGTCGACGAGCACGCTCGTCGCTTCAGCGACAGCACGCTCACGCTCGTCGTCGTTCATGCTCGGGTAGCCGAGCATGCCGACGCTCTCGCCGATCTGCTTCTCGCCGACGTGCGCGCTGTCAGCACGCGCGACGCGCGCGAAGTCGTCGTGCTCGAAGACGACTTGCACGTTCCGCCACTCGTACCCGGGACGCTGAGCGCGCACGACAGCGAGCTCGACCCACACGCGCGCGCTCATGCTGCACGCTCGAGCACGAGTCTCACGTCGACGTCGACGTGCTCGCCGAGATCTTCGACGAAGAGATGAAAGAGGTCTTCGAGCTCCGCTTCGAGCTCGTGCGCGTTCATGTACTCGCTCAGCTGCTCAGCGACAGTCGCAAACTCGAGCTCGCTCACGACACACCGCCGCACACGATGACAGTCGAGCTCAGGTCTTCGCGCTCGCACTCGTCGTACTCGCGCAGCGTCGCGCGAGCGGCGTGCACGACGTCGAGCTTCTTGCGCAGCACGTTGTAGCGAATCACCCATGGCGCGGGCAGCGCGCTGACAGCGAGCATGAGATCAGCGGGACTTGGCGGTTGCGTAGCTTCGAACGTGTTCATGGCTTCCTCTCTCGGGTTGAAGCTGCAGTCTAATGGAGTGCCATACGTGACGTCAATATGCGCACGCTCTTTGTTTCCCTTGACGGTACGAGAGCGACCGACGTATAGGTCGAAGCATGAAAGAGACACTCGAAGCGCGCATGGGTCGGCTGATGCGCGACGTGCGCGAATCGCGCGGCGTCACGCAAGAGCGACTCGCGAAGAAGCTCGGTCGCGATCAGGCGACGATCTCGCAGTGGGAGAACGCGCGAAGCGGCATTCTCGCTGCAGACTTCCTCGCATGGGCCGACGTGCTCGCGCTCACGAAAGACGAGTGGCTCGCGTTCAGAAAGCTCGACGTCGACATCGCTGCGTAGACCCCCCGCTCGACACCCGCCTCGCCCCCGTTCTACTCTCGCCGCTTCCCCCGCCCAAAGCCCACCCCCCGAGTCGACGATGCTGCTGTATGCGCTCACGCACTGCGCTCACTCGCGTCGCGACTGGCTCACGCTGACCCCCGACACGAGGAGCAATCATGCCCAAGGCAAAG